TGCTAAAGGAAATTTATAATGGCTAAAAATTGGATTCAGGGAGCAATTAAAAAACCTGGAGCTTTAAGAAAATCTTTAGGTATTAAAAAAGGAAAAAAGATTCCTTTAAAGAAATTAAAAGCTGCTTCTAAAAAAGGTGGCAAATTAGGACAAAGAGCTAGATTAGCAATAACACTAAGAAGATTGAGTAGGAGCAGATAATGGCATTAGCAACATATACCGAATTAAAAGCATCTATTGCAAATTGGTTAAACCGATCTGATTTAACAACAGAAATATCAGATGATTTTATTAAATTAGTAGAAGCAGATTATAACTCTAAACTTAGAGTTAGAAAGATGATTGAATCAAAAACTGATTATTCTATTAATGCTGAAACGGTAGCTGTACCTACAGGATTTTTACAAGTTAGAGATTTTTATATTGTAGAAGGATCAGATAAATATTCTTTAACTTATATGACTCCAACTCAAATGGATCAGACTAAAGCTGGTTCTACTTCAGGCCGACCTTTACGTTATACTATTTTAGGAGATAATTTTAGATTTGCTCCAACTCCTGATACAACTTACACAGCCACTATTAATTATTATAAAGCCTTTACTCCTTTATCTAGTTCTGACCCTACAAATTATATTTTAACAACACATCCTGGAATTTATTTATATGGTAGTTTATATCATGCTGCTAATTTTTTAGGAGGAATAGAACCAGCTAAATTACAAAATTGGTTACAACTTTATACAACATATATGGAAAGAGTAGAAAGAAATGACAGAGAAGATGCTTGGAGTGGATCACCACTTAGAGCTGTTTCGGATGTTACAGTGGCTGCTCCTTTTCAACCTAGCACTGTAGGCGTTGTATCTAATAACGAATAGGAAAAAATATGCAATTACCTTTTGGAGAATGGCTACCAGATCAACCTAAGTTTATGAATCCTGGTGCGAATATAGCTAAAAATGTTTATTACGCTGCTAGAAGCTATAAACCCTTTCCATCTTTAATTGCTTATAGTGCTTCTTCTGGAGGAAGTACGGTAGGAAATATTGGTAAAGATTCCAGAGGAGCTGGTTCATTTAGATCAACGGATAATACTAGCTATAACTTTGCTGCAACTAAAACAGATATTTTTCAATTAGCTTCAGGAGCTTTTACTTCCAGAAAATCTGGTTTAACTGGAGATGATACTGACTTTTTTACTTTCACCCAATTTGGAGATTATATTGTTGTAAGTAATGGAGTTGATGCTCCTCAATACTATTTAATGGGAACTTCTACTAATTTTGCCGATTTATCTTCTATTGCAACAGATGGTACACCTCCTGTCTTTAGAACATCAGGAGTCATAAGAGATTTTTTAGTTACAGGAAACCAAGCGTCTAATCGTAATAGAGTTCAATGGGCAGGAATTAATGATATTACCACTTGGACAGCAGGATCTAAACAAGCTGATTATCAAGACTTACCAGGATCAGGTGGACAGATTGTAGCCATTACTTCTGGAGAGTATGGTTATATTTTTAGACAAAATGAAATAGTTCGTATGGACTATGTGGGTGGTTCAACAGTATTTAGATTTTCTGTAGTCTCTCCTAATAGAGGAGCCATCATGGGTAAAACTGTTTGCCAAGATAATCGTAGGGTTTTCTTTTATGCTGATGATGGATTTTTTGAAGTTCAAGGTGATAATATTAAACCGATTGGAGCTGAAAAAGTAAATCGTTTTTTTGATGAAGATTTAAACAAAGGTTTTTCTAATAGAATTGTAGCTGCGGTTGATCCTTTTAATACGTTAGCTATTTGGTTATATCCAAGTGCAGATAATCAAGCGAATACTACTGGTATTTGTGACAAACTATTAGTTTATAATTATATTACTGAAAAATGGTCTTTTGCTAAAGCGACAGCTAGTACCATCTTTTCTCAATTCGTTGGTGCTTATACCGTAGAAACAATGGATCAAATCTCATCTAACTTAGATGATATTAATATTGCTTTAGATTCTCCTTTCTGGTCTGGTGGACAAAGATATTTAGGTGCTATAGATGGAGATTATAAGGCGGCAACTTTTTCTGGAAATACTAATGATGTAGAAATAGAAACTTCAGAAATAGAGTTGTTTCCTGGATTAAGATCAGATATAACGGAAGTCAGACCCATTGTAGATACAACAGCAACCGTTGCAATTACAACAAGGGAACGATTAGCAGATACAGCTTCAACTTCTTCGTATAGTTCAATGGTAACAAGCGGTACAGTTCCAGTTAGACAATCAGGAAGATATGTTAGGGCGAATGTTAAAATAGCAGCAGGATCAACCTGGACTCATGCACAAGGAGTTAATTTTGTAGCATCAAGAGCTGGACAACGATAATGGCTGAAGATATTAATATAGATAATATTCGTTATAGTATGGAACACCAAGAGTTCTTTCAAAGACAAGTAGAAGAAGCAGTAAATGTATTAATAAATAAAAACAATGACGAAAATGCTAAAGCGTTTTCATGGTTTATAGATTAGATGACAACAAATATAAAAGATTACAACACAACCCAAGCCGATAACTTAACTTTAAATGGAATTAGTGTAGCAGAAGGAATGCTACCTAGTAATTTGAATAATGCTTTAAGAGCATTAATGAAAAATACTAGAGATTGGTTTAATGATTCGCAATGGGTAGAATATGGAGATGGTAGTGGTTCAGCAACGTATGCTTATGCAAGTGGAACTTCTTTTACTATAGCTGGTGCTGATGTAACTTCTCAATATCATGTGGGTAGAAGAATTAAAATTACAGCACCTACACCTGGAACTATTTATGGAACAATTTCAAGTTCTTCTTTTTCAACAGACACAACTGTTAATGTAACTTGGGATTCAGGTTCATTATCAAGTGAAGCTCTAACGAATGTTTATATTGGAGCTTTATCTAAAACAAATAATTCTATTCCAACTTTATTAATAGCTGATGGTAATATAGCAACTGCAGCAAATATAGATGCTACTAAAATTGGAACAGGCGTTGTTAATAATACAGAATTTAATTATTTAAACGGAGTAACGTCTGCTATTCAAACTCAATTAGATGCAAAATCAGCAACTATAACAGGAGCAGCAACAACTATTGTTTCTTCTGATTTAACTGCTGATAAAGTTTTAAAATCTGATTCTTCAGGTAAAGTCGCTGTATCAGGAACAAGCGTTACAGAATTAGGATATTTAAGTGGTGTGAGTTCAGCTATTCAAACTCAAATAGATGGTAAACAAAATATTGTTGCTAATCTAACGGATATAGCATCATTAGCAAATACAGATGGAAATTTTATTGTTGGAAACGGATCAAATTTTGTAGCAGAATCAGGAGCTACGGCTAGAACTTCTTTAGGGTTAGATTCAATGGCTATTCAAGCTGCAAGTGGTGTCGCAATCACAGGTGGTACGATTACAGGATTAGGTTCGCCAAGTGCAGGTTCTGATGCTGCAACTAAAACGTATGTAGATAATTTAGTTACAGGATTAAAAACAAGAATTATTTGTCGTTCCGCAACAACAGCTAATATTTCGTTGGCTACAGATTTACAAAATGGAGATACATTAGACGGAGTTACTTTAGCCACAGACGATAAAGTATTAGTTAAAAATCAAACGACAACAACAGAAAATGGAATTTATGTAGTGGTGGCAAGTGGAACAGCTTCAAGAGATCCAGATTTTGACACCGTAGCAGAATTAGCTGGACAATTAACAATTATCAAAGAAGGTACAACTAACGCTGATACTATGTGGATATGTACTACAGATAGTGGTACAATCGGATCAGCAACTATAACTTTTTCACAAGTTTTCCCATCATCAGGAGGAACAGTAACTTCGGTTGCGGTAGCTGATGCAGGGTCAAGTGAATTTACAGTAACTGGTTCACCCATTACAAGTTCAGGAACAATTAATTTGGCAGTAAATAGTATTGCCGTTGCTAAAGTTACAGGTGCAGCTTCGGCAGGTTTTTCAATAGCAATGAGTGTAGCACTTTAATAGGAGGATAACATGGCTCAAAACTTCAGAAATCAGATAACAAGAAATACTGGAACAACTCCAGTTGATATTCTTGCTGCGGCTGATAGTTATGATGCTGTAATTGGAATCAGATGTGCTAATGTAGCAGCTACATCAATTAATGTAGATGTTTATATTGTTCGTTCTGCAACCAGCTATTATTTGATTAAAACAGTTCCTATTCCAGCAGGAGGTTCTTTAGAACTCATTGATGGAGGAAGTAAAATTGTTTTAGCTTCAGGTGATAAAATTACAGCCGTTAGTGACACAGCAACATCATTAGATACTGCTGTTTCAGTTATAGATACAATTAGTACATAGGAGAAATAATTAATGCCTTACATTGGGCGACAACCACCAGCAACCGCTTTAACATCTGCTGATTTTGCAGCAGGTGCAGTAGGAACTACTGCCCTAGCGAATGATGCGGTAACTTCTGCGAAGATTGCAGCAGGAACTATTGTTGATAGCGATGTTAATGCTTCAGCAGCCGTAGCAACAACCAAGCTATCGGCTAATTCTATTTCTATTAATGGATCATCTGTTGCATTAGGAGGTTCTATTACTGATGTGGGTGCAGAAAATTATCCAACTATTTCATCTATTAGTCCAAGCGTTATTACGAATGCGGCAACTGCCGTTACTATTACAGGAACTAATTTTGTATCTGTTCCTTATGTAGATGCAATTAATTCTAGTACAGGAGCTATTACAACAGCAGATTCTGTTACCTATACTTCAGCAACAACAATCGTTGCGACTTTTACCTTAACAACAGACGGAACTTATTATATAAGGGTAGAAAATAATACTGGATTAGCGGTTAGAAGTTCTTCAGCATTATTAACTGTTTCAGACGAACCTGTATGGGTAACTGCCGCTGGTTCTTTAGGAACATTATCTGGAAGTGCTGCTATTTCAACAATAACTTTAACTTGTACTGATGCGACTTCATTTGCCGTTACATCAGGAGCAGTTACAGCAGGTTTAACTTTTACAACTGGAGTGGGTTCAGCAACAATTACAGGAACACAGACAGCTCATACATCTGCGGCAACGGATTCATTTACAGTTACAGCAACGGATGCAGAGGGTCAAACTTCAGCTAGAGCTTTCAGTATTACTTGGAGCTTTACAATAGGTCAAGGAGGACAGTTTAACTAATGGCTACAGCATATTTATCAAGAACAGCAGGAACACCTACCAATTCCGATAAATGGACTTTTTCTACTTGGGTCAAATCAGCATGGTCTAGTGGAAATGAAGGTACTTTAATTGGAACTAGAGTAGATGCAAATAATTATGAATTTGTTGGTTTTGATAGCCAACCAAGATTAAGACACTATTTACATTATAGTGGAAGTGCATCTGGACAATTAAAAACTACAGCCAAGTATAGAGATTATAGTGCCTGGTATCATGTTGTTTATGTATGGGATAGTGGTAATGCTGATGCTTCACTTCGTCAAAGAATGTATGTTAATGGTGCTGAATTAAGTGCATTTGATACCGATGATAATGCGGCTCTAAATCAAGATAGTTTAATTAATACAAGTGGTAATACAGTCTATATCGGAGTTTCTAATACTGCTGATGCTAATTCATTTTTGCAGGGTTCATTAGCCCATACTCATTTTTGTGATGGACAAGCATACGCAGCTAGTGATTTTGGTGAAACAGATTCTACAAGTGGTATATGGGTTGCTAAAACTTCTCCTTCAGTCACTTATGGAAACAATGGATTCTTTTTAAAATATCAAGACACATCTGCTTTTGGAGATGATAGTAGCGGTAATAATAATGATTTTACAATGTCAGGAACAATAACACAAACTCAAGATACTCCTGATAATAATTTCTGTACAATGAACCCATTAGAAAAAAATACTAGCAATACTCAAACCTTTAGTAATGGAAATAATACAGCAGTAATAACTGCTGGATACGCACCGATTGGTTCTACTATGTCTGTCTCCAAAGGAAAATGGTACGCAGAATGTCATATAGATTCTACAGCTAGTTCAGGAGATTTAAATATTATGTTAGGTATCAATGGAAGTTATAATATGCCAAATAATAATACTTTAGGTTATAGTGCTTCGGCTTACGGATTCTATCTTTATAATGGATATATGTTAAATAATAATACTAGCAATAGTAATACAGGTGGTACTCAATATTGGACTTCTCCAGGTGGAGGAATTGTTGATGACAATAAATATTGGGCGTTAGCTTTGGATTGTGACAACAATAAATTATATGTACGATTGGACGGCACATGGTTAGAAAGTGCTGACCCTTCAGCAGGAACTGGTGGCTATTCCATCACAGCTCCAGCAAGTACCGACTGGGGATGTTATCGTTTTGCCAATGGTATTTATTTTGGAAACACAAATACTTTTAAATGGAACTTTGGTAATGGATTTTTTGGAACAACAAGTGCAGGAGCAACGAATGCTGATAGCGATGGCTATGGGGTGTTTAAGTACAGCGTCCCTACAGGATTCAAAGCTCTATGTACAGCTCAACTAGCAACTTATGGATAGGAATTAATTATGGCTTATATCTCTTTTCAACCTTCAGATTATTATTCAACTAACCTTTATACTGGAAATTATACAGGGGGAAGTAGTGAACAAGTGTTCACAGATATTGGATTTGGTCCTGATTTAGTTTGGATAAAAGGAAGAAACGCAACTGAAAAACATATTTGGACAGATACAGTAAGAGGAGCAACTAAAACTCTTTCTTGTAGTACCAATTCGGCTGAAAGTACTGATGCTCAATATCTTAAAGCATTTTCTTCAACAGGATTTACTATTGGGGCTTCTAACGAAACTAATGAAAATGGAAAACTTTTTGCAAGTCGTAGTTGGAAAGCAGGAACAACTTCAGGATTATCAGGTGGAACGATAACTCCAACAGCTTATTCATTTAATGCCACATCAGGTTTTGGAATGTATGCGTATGCTGGAACAAGTGCAGCAGGAACGATTGCTCATGGTTTGGGAACAGCACCTGAATGTCTAATAGTTAAAAAAGTAAGTGGTGCAGATGCTTGGTGGGTGTATCATAAAGATATGGGTACTGCAAATTATGGAGTACTTGATACAAACGCTGCTCTAGCATCTAACACAGGAGCTTGGAATGATACTGCTCCAACGGATACTTTAATTCATCTTGGAGATGCAGGGAATACTAATAGTTCTTCTGGTTCATCTACTTATATCATGTATGCTTTTGCTCCAGTTAAAGGATTTTCAGCCATCAGTTCATATAGGGGGAATGGAAATACTGATGGACCTTTTGTCCAGACTGGATTTAGACCAGCTTTTGTTATGATTAAATATCATTCAGCAGGTAATTGGTATATCTTTAATAATAAAGCATTAGGTTATAATCCTGATAACGAAATGCAATATGCTGATTTAAGTAATGCTGAAGGAACTACTGATGCAATAGATTTTCTATCAAATGGTTTTAAATTAAGACATACGGATACAGGTTATAATGCTAATAACGAAACTTATTATTATATAGCTTTTGCAGAATTTCCGTTTGTATCAAGTAATTCTAAAGCTGTCGTAGCAAGGTAATATGAATATAATTTTTTTTCAATTTTTTACACAGGAATTTTAAATGGCAATAACAAAAGTAAAAACATTAGGTATCACAGACGCAAATGTAACAGCAGCTAAACTAGCTACGGATTCAGTTGAAACAGCTAAAATTACAGCAGCTAATGTTACGAATGCTAAACTTGGTACAGATATATCGGCTGCTAAACTTACAGCAGGAACTGTGCCTGATGCAAGATTCCCAGCTACTTTACCAGCAGCAAGTGGAGCTAATCTTACAAACTTAAATGCTACAAATTTAGGAAGCGGAACTGTACCTACTGCTAGACTAGGAACAGGAACAGCAGATAGTTCAGTTTTTTTAGCTGGAGATAATACTTGGGCAGCAGCAGGTGGTGGAAAGATTGGACAAGTTTTACAAACAGTTAAAACTGATAGATCAACTTATGCTAGTGCTGCTTGGGCAGACATCTCTGGAATGTCAGTAACAATTACACCTTCAGCAACAACTTCAAAAATTTTAGTAATGACTGATGCTTTTGTTTCTATAACATCTAATTTAGGTGTGCATATAAAATTATTAAGAGACAGCACAGATATTTATGTAGGGGATGCGGCAGGGAGCAGACAGCAGGCTTCAAAAGGAGCAGTTTATTATCATGGAGCAAGTGGATTTTCTATGGCATTTCATTATTTAGATTCTCCATCAACTACAAGTGCAACAACATATAAACTTCAATGGTATGCTGAAAGTGGAGGTACTGCGGCTATTGGTGGAACTCAAAGTGATGGGGATGCGGTTTATAATTCAAGAACAGCTAACTCAATTACAGTTATGGAGGTATTAGCTTAATGGCATACATTGGTAAGCAGCCTTTAATTGGAAATTTTATTAAGCTAGATGCAATTACAACATCAGCTACGGCAACGTATAATTTATTAAATGATTCGGTAGCTGTAAGTCCACAATCACCTAATAATTGTATTGTGAGTTTAAATGGAGTTATACAAGCACCCACAGATGCTTATACCATTTCAGGATCACAAATTATTTTTGATTCGGCTTTAACGGCATCAGATACGATTGATTTTATTTTAGTATTAGGTGATGTATTAGATGTTGGAACAGTTAGCGATGATACTATTACGACTGCCAAGATACAAGATTCGGCTGTAACGACAGCTAAAATAAATGATTTAGCGGTAACTGATGGAAAATTAGCAGGTTCAATTTCAAATGCTAAATTGGCTAATAGCTCTATTACCATTAATTCTCAAGCGATTGCTTTAGGCGGTTCAGGAACGATTGATGTAACTGATACCAAACCAACAATTTCTTCATTAACCCCTTCGGTAATAACTAATTCAGCAACGGCTGTAGTTATTGCAGGAACAGGGTTTGTTTCAATTCCTATTGTAGAAGCGATTAATACTAGCGGAGCAATTACTCCAGCAGATAGCGTTTCATTTACAAGTGCGACTTCTATTACAGCAACCTTTACTTTGCCTGTTGATGGAACATATTATATAAGAGTTGAAAATAATTCAGGAGACGCTGTTAGAACTTCAACAGCAGCTTTAACTGTTAGTGATGAACCTACTTGGGTTACAGCTTCAGGAAG